AGCGCAATCAAGCCCAATGTCAAGTCATACCGAACAGCCGGAAGAAGAAGAAACCTAAAATATAAGTTTGAAGGATGGGCAAACAACAGGGAGGGGCTGAATCAGCCCACACCTGTCGATTTCTTTACGAGCGCCATAATCCCGTGGAATGGATTGAATGTATCATCGTTTGTACCGAAAGGGTTTAATTTCTCGTCCCAAAGCTACGAGGATACCAGCGGAACTTTATCCGGGGTATACAGTCAATACACCCCCTCCACGACAGAGTTCCTAGGTTACACCGCTTCAGCACACTTCCCTGTTCGAAATATATTAGGTTTTAGTACGGACACCTCAAGCTTTGCTTGGATTAGGGATGTGTTTGGTTCTCCGATACTAAGAGCGCTAACGGATATATTCATTCGCAGAGGCAAGGAAGATACTCGTTGGCTGGATTTCACAAACGACGGATTTGAAAACTTTAAGTTCGGGCAAGGAATTAGCCTTCTTTTCAACGACTACAATAATAAGTTTGGGAGGAAATTTCGAAACTTCGTCGATAAGAGAACTCTTACCCCACTACAAAGATACGCTGGCGGTTTCAATATACTCTCCCATGTTTTTGGTCCGGGCTTCATGAACAATAATTTCTCGATTGCAGGACCAATACAGACGAACCTTTCAGCAAACGCCGGGACAGGCTTCCCTTACCCAATCTCGTCTACTTACCCAAGTTGGAGTGCGGTAGTGGCGACCGAAGCGATTTCGGAAAACAATGTTTTTATCGGAACTGACGGAGGTCAGAGAGACTTGCAAGGAGGAATCCTAAAGGACGGAGCGTACGGAACCTATCGGCACCCGCTTGATGTCTTTGAGGCTCCAAGCAAACCCTTCTTCAGTAACGAGACACTGTTGTCTAGTGTTTCTTTTGTAGCGCCTAGAATTAATTCTCTTGCTGTTCTTAACAGCATCGAAAATCCAAGCTACAATGTTGATTTGAATTCCCTTAGCGGCATAACCTTGATTCAAAGGACTCCAGGACAAACTCCGCGAGATGCAGTAAGAGTTCGCTTTCCTCTAGACGGAAACATGAACTACTGTTATAACGGAAAACTGCAATTCCCTCCTATTGATGCTGCTGTTAGAAGTACAACTTTGTCTGCCTTCGCAGGGTGGAAGATTATTGACCAAGCTAGAGCGCCTGAACTTCTCCAAGAGATGCCTGTAGCTACAGCCGCCAATTTATCCGCTGGTGTGTATGAGTACGCCGGAAGTGCTATACGAGCGGTAGTCTTGCAGTGCAGCGGAAACGCAAACACCACCTCGTCCGTGGTCGGTAACCCAAACAACCCTAGCATCAGCACTGTATTCAACCCTCAGTTCGCAACTACACCTAAAAACCTAAGAAACTTAGACCCTGGCTCTAGGTACAGAGTCAGCTTCGACGCATCAACTACTAAAATCAGTGGAGGTCAAGAAGAACAGTATGTGTACGCTCTACGAAACCTAACAAAAGATAAGTGTTGGACAGCTTCCTCAAACTCTTGGGAAACAACCCCAAATACTCTATCGGCAACTCCCCCAAACAGCCTCTTCAGCGCGACCGACGACTCCAGCGACTACCGAACTTTCAGCGACGAGTTCCCGGTTGATAGCAGCTTCGAAAAAGGAGACTCCTATGAGTTGTGGTTCACGATGTGCGCGGGTAGCGAAACCAACCGTTCAGAAGGGAAGCTGAGAAATTTCCAAGTGCGAATGATAGAGGATTCTAAGATTGGCGAGTTCTTTAACGGAAGCAAAGGAAATAAGTTCTTCCCCGACCGAGAATACCAGCTTGGGGTTACAGGAAAGATAGCCTCGATTCCTCTCGGCATTAATTTGCCGCAAACTCTGTATGTTCGTGTGGTGATGGAGCAGAAGCCGTACCTAGGAAATGGGTGGCAAGAATCGTTCTCCCGCGCCTGGGCATACAACTGGAATACTAAGACATGGGAAGAAAGCCGAAACATGTCGGACCAGGATATGTGGTACGCATTGAACTTCGAAAACAATAACGAAGAACAAACTCATGTGTTCGATTTCCACACTTTGAATAGCAGAACACCTCTAAAGTACTACTCTAAGTCTAGGCAAGGACCGCTACAAGGATATTTTGCCTCAGCAGGTCCGGTTCATGACGAAAACTCAGTATACTATGTTGAGGTGTCTAAACCCGGCGGAGCCGCTGAATTAGCAGGATTAACGTTATTGGACGTAAATTTCCTAGATAAAGAGTATAATGTTTATGCAGGGGATTACAGCAGAAAGAATTTCCAAGATGTTTTCCGATTCTTCGATGAATTGAACGCAAATAAATCATCACGAAATGCGTTTAACTCATCTTCGACATACATGACATCTGGAGGTTCTCGGAGCGAGTATCTAGAGTATTGGGGCGGTAGCCACTCCGCAACAAACGGCAACTTCGGGTTTATTGATAATGCAGGGTAACGTAAAAATCATCCAAACTTCTTCTGGAAGAAACAAAACTCTTTTTGAAGAAAGAAACATGATTCTCGATGGTATGAGAAAAACCATCGCGGATGCGATGACATACAAACCAAATCCGAGTGGCGCGGGTATTGAGGATGGAACTAGTTCTGTATCCAGTTTTCAGGTACAGGCATTTACTTTAGGAAGTGCAAAAGAATACTTCCATCAAAGAGACTCAAGATTTTTCTACCCCTATAACTCGTCCGCCACATCCTCCGTAAACCACCAACTACTAACCCCCAAAGACTCGGACCTATTCCCTCTTCTGGATTCCTGGTCTTCAATCGGATTCAACCAGTGGCGGTATGATTCAATCGAAAGCGCGAATATACTGACGAACCCAACGCTAAAAAATGGAGCGGAAGGATGGAGGGTTGATACTAAGGTATCAGGCTCTACCGGAGTTAGAAGATTCGACGAAGTTCGCGCTGAAGGCTCTGTCCCCATAACGCGGTACGAGGTAGTTCGAGGACAGCAAAAAGTTACTCTAACACAAAGCGCCGACCTCGCCCTTGGAAGAACTTACTTCGCGTATAACCACGTAAGGGCGAAAGACGCAACCTTTGATTTTAGAGTTGCCAGAGGTCGTAACGGTCAGATTGCTGAGTATTATGACTTCACGTCTGGTAAGTTCGTTTCTAAAGCCTTAGCCAAAGAAGGCACCCGCCACACTGTTACACCTTCAAGATACTTTGGGGTAGAAGAGTTTGTTTTTAAGTTGCACGGACATCTTACCGACCAAGGCTTAGAAGCAAATAATGAATACTTTGTGGAGTACGTGTTCCCAGCTAAAAGCTTTAGAGACACAAACTTCTCTCCGTGGAATCCGGCATACCAGAATCCCTATGTAGACGTGATTAGTTTGGAGTTGTTAGACCAAAGAAATACTATTCTACCTAACCCCAACTTTCTGGAACACCAAAGTGTTCTGCTAAATAATAACTTCACCTACACAAGCAAGTTAACTAGCGTCGATGCCATAAATCCTGGAGACTCAACAGCGGAAGGTTTAGTTTCTATAAACCACTGGAACGTTAAAAACCCTATCTTGAACTGCTCAAACCCTAGTTTTGAGGAAGATGCTAGTGGGTTTGCTTTTGTAAAACCTATTAGCACAAACGACTTCTCGGACAAAGTCTTCTCATCCCTAGATGACGGGGTTGTTTTGTACGTGTCCTCTTCTGATATTGATTCCAGTGGATGTGGTGAGATAGCACAAAAGTTCATTCTGTCGGACGAGTTGGGACGAAATGAATACGCTTTCACGGATAGCAAGCAAACCACCACCGTCCCAGAGCTATTAGATTTGGGGTATGGACAAGGGGACACCAATAAAACATTCATGCTTTCCTTTGATGCAATGGTATCGGGGGAGCCTGCTGCCGCAGCAAACTGCGGACACATAGAAGTTGCACTGACCAGAGACGACGACGGATTTTCATACGATTTCTCGGCAAACTCATTTACGCGAGCGAGGCAGAGGTTTACGCCCGAGAACAACCCGAAAGTGTTTACTTTTGATGAAAAAGACGCCGTCAAAAACTTTAGCGTTCCCGTTATTTTCCCCGCCGACGCATCGAGAAAAAGTTACACTTTGAGTATACGAGGAAGCGGCAGGAGTGACGGAACCAACGGATTCGTTTATTACGCAATCACAAATCTATCGTTTGGTCCTCTTGGGGGGTGGAGAACCTATGAATACGACCTAAGCAGTATTGGAAGTTGGTCCTTAAGCTCAATCCCCCGAGCGGGGAGAGAGGAAGGGTTAGTTTTTTCCGCATTAGGGTTTAGTGGTCCTCGCCTCGACACCTTGCCGAACAACGATGAGTATTTCGCGGAAGTTGATAACACAAGGAGCATTAGGAAAAACCAGTTGGTAACAAACTTCGTAGGTCTTGAACCTACAAAAATGTATCGACTAGCACTTAAAGGGGTTACAGATGAGTACCTCCCCCAGTTTCAGGTCGTGCTAAAGGCAAGAAGAAAAGCCGTTTTTAATAGTCAACAAAACATTCTTGGCGGATGGGGAACAGCAGCGGAGAATTCGGTCCCGCGATTCAACCCCTATTCAAACAGTACCGCAGAAGACCTGGAAGTTAAGAGGCGAGTCTACCAGTCAGAAGTGAAGAGCTTCGAAGACCCAACCACAAAACCCACAGACTTCAGCATTCTTCTAGATTCAAGTGGAGGCTCATTCAATAGCGTACACCAGACCACATACGCCAACGAAGGTAGATATTACCTATCCCTCAAAGTATTTAATACCTCGGAACATAACTCCTACTTTGTGTTGAGCAGTACCGCTAACCGGATAGTTAACTGGGAGTTAGGTCGTTGGGAAACTGTGCTTGGGGAAATGCCCTCTTATAGAAGCGATACATCCGGAGCCTATTTCTTACCCCTGCCCTCTGGGAAGAACACTTCCGATTTTACAGAGTTTACTGTGCCTTCTGGGATTTTTATGAACCCGGAAAGACTAATAGGAAACACCGACCTAGACGGAGGGAATTTTGGGCTACGAGGACAGTTTAAAATTGTCGCGGGTCTCTATGGTCCCAACGCCGCAGAAGGAAGCACTTATATCAAGGACATTTCTCTAAGAGGAGAGAGGATAAGCCCCTCCGACACCATTTGGAACGAAAAGTACTACGACTTTGAAAATGGTGATTGGCAGTTCTCCTACACGACCGGAGATACTTCGGGAGCAATCGCATATGATTCTGGGAGTACAAGAAACTTTATCGTTACTCCTAGCCTTATTAAAAACATGTGCTTTCACGGTCTCGAACGAGACACCGAGTACCAGCTAAACCTCATTGATGTTTCTGGGGGTCAGTACGACATTCACGATATTTCTTTGGTGGATACTGCACTGATTTGCAATAAAGGTAGAGACAGATGGATTCGGGATGCGGGTGTATTCACGAGCGAAGCTTATGACAACGAACACCGCGCTGACTACGATGATGGTTTGGTAATCAAAACATCTAGTGCGATTGATTTTGTCGCCCCATCTGATATCGAGGAGTATCGCACACCAAGACTTTATTGTTTCGATACTTTGCACGGAGCCAATGACACCACCGATAGCAACACATCCCGTAGACCCCATTTTGCGGCGTCATCCGTGCAATCCTCGCGACAAGCACAACAACTCTTTGTACGAACATTTGAACCCAAGAAATACGGACTGAAGAGCGGAGACTCGTTTGCCGTAGGTTGGACCGTAGCCAACACGACCAAATCCGCCAGCCTTCTAGGCACCGCAACCATTGAGGCGCAGTACCAGGGTCAGGCTTATCAGTACGATTTCGACAAAGAGGAATGGTCCCCAGGAAAAACAAGGCGGGAGCAGCAGTTCACAGTTAGAAAAGCTACATCCTTTGTTGGAACAGGACCAACGAGTTCAATGACTGACGTTGCAAATGCAACTGAGTATCTGTCCCCGCCAATTAAAACCCCTTCTTTTGAGAATGCGGAAATTATTGTAACGTTAAAAATGGGTGTTGAGGGTCTTACCGACCGGACCCATTCCGCAGCATACGAGTTCAAGCTTTATAGAACCACGCCAAGAGACGGGGTTTATCGTGAGTCTGGAAACACATTCCTGTTCCCAGAGTTCCCGGAACCCACCGATAGAACTCTACAGAGTCGTGGTTTACCTGGAGAGCCTGATGAACTCGGTCACTTCCTGAACAGAATTCCGTACTTTAGCTCCAATATCTTTAGTGGTACAGATTTTAGCTCCATGGAAGTTCGTCAAGGCTCCCTTGGTAATAGTTTTGTATCTCCAACAGGAGAAAGAACTTTCGAGCAAGCGGTTGCTATGGGAGCGTACCTCCCGTCAGGAGGTCTCTTCTTCGGCTCAGGAACCTTCGGCGATGACACCAAATCCACCGGATTCCTTTCAGGAACACTTAACACGATGGGCGTGGTAAACAGCGATGGCTATATCTACCAACATCCAGGAACCGTAACCGACTGGCTTGATGCAAGCGCTGGGTTTGTAACCTCTTCCTATGTTGAATCTGAGTTTGCGTCGTGGACTTACAAGCCAGAGATTCTTCGCTATGTTCTAAGAGTACATAAAGATGACTGGAAGTTTTTGGATTACTATATGGGCGGCGTAGGAGCCATGGGACTGAACACCATAGACTATAAAAAAACCTACGATAAGCTCGGGACCGCATACCAACTTAGTGGCACCGGAGCAGCGTATAGTCAGGGAAGTCGTGTGGGACTATATAATGTGAGCGACCCAGACCGAAACCCCGAATTCAATCTGGTAGCGAAAAAAGTTATGTTCCCACCAGGGCTTCATATTGACTACGATAATACTGATTACCTGACTATAATATGGGATATTAATTTCATGAGTTGATGATATGCAATTTCTAGACTACCAAAACGCAAAAGGTCACCTGGAGGTATGGAAACATTACCCTGACGGCACAAAAGAACTTCACTGGGAAGAGGATAATGTTATTACCAGTGGAATGGGAGTCACCCTTTCGAGGATGTTTTCCGTAGATAAGGATAAGCCAGTAGACGATTTCCAAATTGTTTATTTTAAGGTTGGCATGTCTGGAAATGATGTTACTGACCCGAATCAAGCTGGCGCTCTACAAGTCTCTTCAACAGGAGATTTGTCTGGCGCATTGACCGCCGCCCAGTACGGGGACGGGGGACTGAGTTTAGACGTGCATAGTCTTTACAGAAACGGAGCGACAGAAGCGGACAACGTTTTCGGAGTGATTCCCCACGGGTATATTAAGCGGGTAAGCGAAACAAAGTGTCTGTGGCAAATCGTACTTGATGAACAGACGGCTAATGTCACTGACACAATCAGCGATGAACATTACTTAAACGAGATTGGACTGTACTCAAATAACCCATTCTCCTTGACGCCTAAAGCCTCGGCGCTATGCGCGTATCGATATTTCAAGCCAGTATATAAAACAGATGCGTTTATTCTGGTCTTCAGATGGACAATTGATTTCTAATGGTTAGTTTTAAAAATGTTAGTAGTGTCGGAGGAGAGGGGATTATTCCTCTCGGCTTCAATGCAGTTCCTAAGTTTGACCCAAGCTCGTTTTATAATTGGGAGCAAGATAACATCCCTCTCTGGACTTTAGAGCAGAGGGATGATGTGATGTATCGTGCATTGGGTTTCCCTGGTGGCAACCCAGACGGCGTTACTTTTACTTTGTCTTCCGCAGGTAACTTTGATGAGTCCATTGGCGTCTATGATTCCATGGAAGACATTGTTGAGAGAATCCCAAAGCGCCTAAAGTTTCCGGTTCTTGTGGAGATTTGCACTTACGGAAACCTCGGTGCGTTGGACCTCGCCAACATCACCTGCGAAGGCGACGGACGACTGGAAATTAAAAACATGGCGTATTTTGAGGATGTAAACGCCTCAGCCTTCGGCCAAGAATCAGCGTCAACCAGCCCCGCAGGAGCAGCAGGTCACCTAAACAGGGTCTACTCTTTGGAAGCAAGTTCCGACATGCTTGGAGTTTCCTCGTCGAGAACCGGAACCGTATTCGGAGGACAAACATCGTGGGACGACAATGCCCATATCTTCTGCATGCAGGGTCCGGACACCGACAGAAAATCCGACAACCTGACTGTCCATATCGCTAGCGCGACTGCTGCCACCATCAACAACGGCGCTAATGGACAGTTTATTTTGCAGAACTATGATTTGTATCACGACCGAACTATTTCAGCAACAACAGGTGATGCTAGACCCTGGTTCGGCTCCTCCACCGATGATTTCATGGCTGTTCAAAGAACCGCCAACATGACCAGAGGACAAAGCACTCTGTTTGGGTACGGTAACTGGTTTAGTTCTGTATCCTTGAAGGACTGCCAAGGAACGGTTATCCTGAGAAACGTTTTGGTGGACGGTGCGGCTGGAGCAGAGAGCGATGCCAACCCCGCGAGTCCTGTATTACATACAAACGAGAGAGGTTTTGATATCGAAAATTCAGAAGTGATTCTCGATAATACCGCGTCCATCCGAAACTACTCACTAGGCTACTTTGTGAAAAATTCCAGAATCAAAGCTACTGGACATTTCGTTGCCTGGAGAAACTACACAAAAGACGGCGTCGATGCAGCAGACAGAAAGCCGGATGGCGGAGGATTTCTATCCTTGAACTCTGATATCGAGTTTGACCCGACTTACTACGAGGACAGTAGAAAATACCTCAACTGGTTCGGAAAAAGTAAGAGAGGGTTTGAACTACGAAACTCCACAGTTAGAGGGGGTATTTACTCAACTGTTACATCAGCCATTCCGAACGCTGGCTCGACCAGCGGCGCTGGTAGCCCAGTCACAACTCCCCTAGGAACAAGTCTTGTAAACTGCTCTGGTGCTGGTGGAGACTACATGACGACCATTCTTCACGCCGCAGACTGTAACGAGAATGGATTCCATTTCGAAGGGAGTGATGTAGAATTCCTAGGCAGACTAAACAGCTATCTCAACGAAGGCGATGGACTGAAGGCGATTAGGTCACAAATTCGAGTGCCGCAAATGACTCTAAACCATAATTCGAAATATGGTTTGGAACTAGAAGCCTCTCAACTAACTTATGGTTTTGGTATTGACCAAATATCTGACGCGGTGGGGGCAAGCAACTTCCAAAGAATTGACGGCTACTCCCAGGTTTTTAACGGGTTCACCTCTTTCGCGGCAGGTGGACGAAGTTCCGCAAACAAACCAACCAATAGAGCGCAGTTCCACGTCGATTCGAACAACCAAAACATTCTAGTTACGAAATCCTCTTCGATAGCCCCGCACAGAATGAATCATATTCCCTACTTCTTCGGAAGATGGGGAGGTTCCAATTGGACCCAATCTAACATCGGCGCAGCGGGGGCTAGGGCAACGCCAGCTACTCACTTTGGCGCAACCCCTTTCCGAGTAAACAATCTACCGGGAATGGTGGTTACGAATAACTCAGACGCCGAGTTTGTGAACTTCAACTACTGTGTGTCGTCCTCTGATACTGGAAAAGGAAAAGTTGGCGTCGCATCAAATGGCTCTAACCTAACCTTTAGAGGAACCTCTGGATGCACTACCACTATGAACTATTTCCCGGTTTCAACCGAGGAGCAGCAGTTCAGAAGCTGGTTGAGCGCGGCGGTTTTGGCGGAGAACAACTCAACCCTTTTGGTAACCGGACCCACAAAGACCGCAAGATTCGGTATCCCCTTCATGGCGGAGAACAACTCGCAATTCAGAGCGGCTCCCCCAACTCTTGTAGGAACGGACAATATCCTGGATATTTCGGGGTATAACCTGCTGGACGATGCTGACCTAGAAACTTCGGCAAACCACACGTCTCTTGAGGTACACGCAAATAGAGCTTGCTTGGTCGCTAACAAACAATCAAGTATTTCGATGTATGCTCTTGGCGGACGAGTGGTACAACTTGCAGGTACAGAAGTTCTGGACTCCGTAGATGTTTTTGCTACTGGATATTCCGACGCCTACTTGGGGGATTCAAATAATCAATTCTCCAGAGCCACTTCGGGAGGATACGCAAAGTTCTACCCAAATGCGTTCGTAAGTGGTGTTGACGCACAACAAATGGGCGCTCGCTCAACCGCTGGCCTTCCTATCAACGACGACGCCTTCGATGTCACTAAACGATACCTTTACGATATTGGGGAACACGATAGTGGAACGACTGGAGGTATGGTCGCTCGCGCCGTAGGAGACAGTCAAGTAGATGTTAACTTGGTAAACTTCTATGCGTTTATGTCGCCTTCTTCTGTGTCTGGAGCGTTTTATCATCTTGACGGAAGTGGGTGCGAATCTGCTGAGGATGTTTTTGGGGATATCGGAGGCGAAAACGCATCCCCTCCATCGGATGTTGGGGCTGAGAAAGCCCCCGACGCGACAGACGTGGGAGAACCAACTCCGATTGACGGCGACACGCCACCCGGCGAAGACCCCATAGACTCTTATGTAAGTGGTCGTACTCGTGCGGGTCAAAACTCCCAACTCACTAACATTCTTAATGGTACTCAACTTGGCCCGGGTGGAACAGGCGTCGCTGCGACAAATGACCAAGGACTCAATGTGTACAATGGTGCAATCCCCGCAGGAAACAAGGTCACCGCCCTCGGTGGGGGTGCAGGTGCCTTTGCCACAGGAGACAATAACCTAGGCGCACCAGATGTTATTGGTGATGGATTCAGTGGTGCGGCTCCTGGCTTATCCCCCACAAACAGAACTCGTAAGTATGGATACACTTATGAAGATGGTGCATATACTGCAACTACCCTAGAAGCCGATACTTCCTGCATGGGAAGCAGAATTCATATCTGGAACATCGCTGACACCTCAAGAATTCATGCAAGTAACTGCTTAGTTAACGGAGCCGACCCCGAGAAAGGGTCTCTCGGACAGACTGGTTCCGAAGGAACAAACTATCACGGTCCTGCGGGTAAATGGTGGAACGGTGTGTCCTTGGATTATTACGGTAAAGGAGGAAGAAGAACTACTTACGGTTCCCTTGGTAATGCATATCATAACTGCGGAATTTTCCGTCTCATGCTTTCACACAGGGCTGACTTGAAGCACATGTATGATGTAAGCTCTCTAAGCGGTACGGTCGGAGGAAAATACGGACTAACGTCATGGAATGGCACCTCGGTGTCAGGCGGCTCGTTCGTTGACCAAGTGAACTCCGCAGGATACACGCACTGGACGCACCAAACAAACTACTTGACTGGTGCTGATGCGAGAAGAAAAACTAATGGTGATTCTGATATGCCTGGAGGTGTCTACCAACTATCATCGACTCAACGAGTTTTTGGTTGGGGACATCCTACCGCAACTCCAAACCTAGGCGTTGCAACTATGCAAGCCAGAATGACAGGGTTTAGTTCCGTACACACAGTTTCAGATGCTGGTAACTATGACGAAGCATGGCTTTATACTGATGCAATGCCAGCAGTACCTATCGCTCCTCTAAACATGGAGTGGCAAGGTTATCTAAGAAACTTCTTTGACGAAACTGCGTCAAACGTTTGGCAAAACGTCAAGCACATGTCCGAAGACAAAGTGAATGGAGTTTCAATCTACCGTTCGTCGCGAGGTTCCTACGCTGGAGGCGAAGGTCGGGAGAGGGGAACCGGAGAAAATACTACCTCTTACGGCGCGGGTGTTCGCTCGCTCAACCTCTTTGATTTTGATAGGTTAATGTAATGGCAAGAATCAACGAAGATATTCGATTTTACCTCCCAGCAGACCCTTACTACTACCAAGTAGACAATCTGCCGCTAAAAGATTTGTTGGACAATGACATTGCCCTACAAGAACAAATCGATAATTTGTCTTTGGACGATACTGGGGCTGTATTCCGAAATGGTATCAAGGAACTCCAACCCTTCATTGATGTCGCACTTCCCGGACAGGTTTCCGTGCGTTCAGGTAACTTCATCGGCAGAACCAATAGAACTAACGGCACTTTTGGCGGTGACCTAGGAAATACTCAAGCAAAACGAGTCGATAACGGTACCACCGAAATACGTACTCCTCCGACAACCGACGGTCCCGGCAACCTCAGCAACTTCGGAGACTATAACGTAGCCAACCCGATACCTGCGGCTGAACGCAACGAGCCAGCGCAGGGCATGGCTCGAACTTCAGTGTTTAACTTCCATGGGGGTTCTGTCTCCATTGACGGGTTTGACAGCAACGAGTTCGCCACTGCACTTAACCAAGATACCTTCAATACCACCGCACCTCTAGCAAGACTTGACCTTATTGGTATTACAACCATCAACGGCGCGATGGATGACCCCTTCCTTTGGGGAAATGTCGATATTAATTCTCCGGTAGTTTCAGTGGACGGACATCCGAGACTCGCTGTCGTGAAGGGTGCTGGTATTGTACAAAGTTCCGATTCGCACAAACGAGATATTTCAGTTACGAACAGCGACAAAGGCAGAAGGTACATCACCATTGGAACTGCCGCAGAAAACCTGAACGACTACGGAAGAGACTTGGATGGTAATATTATCCTTGGTCCCAAGTTTGGCACGATTCCCATGCCTGACGATGTCGTAAATGTTCTATTTTCTAAGACAGAGGTGGATGAGTCTATGTTCGATTTTGCCGAAAAAAATCTAAACGGTTCATTCTTCCTTCCTCTTGCGTATGTTTATGTCCCACAAACATATGTCGCTGGCGCACCAATTCCACGAAACTATCTAAAGGACATTCGCCCACTATTCAGAACCGCCGAACTGACCCTCGCCGAGAGACAGGCTGTCGCTGCTTCCTTCCAACCCTCTCTAAGCAATCCGCTAACTACGGTTACTCATGCCGACCACCTGATTGACCCTACGAGGACGAAGGCAAACCAAAACGAGGCAGACATCGCAAGTCTTGAAGACACCCTACGGAATACGAAGGTTCGCACGAAACGCTATATAAACGACACAATTATTACGAACCTAAACAATGTACAAGGAACTAGAAACTGGATGAGAGTTGGTCCCGCTAACATGGGTTTTCCAGCAGGACTTCCCGCGAATACAATCGCTGTCCAAGTCAATCTCCGAGGATTCATCAGCACCCCAGATAGCGGAGATATGACCGCTCACGTCCGCGCTGCCGAGTTCGACCCAAATCAAGAGTCCGACCCGAATAAATTCAAAGGCGTTGTTCTTGTAGGAAGGGCGTCAGGAAAAGAAGACGATGTAGCAGTTACGAATACCGTTGAGATTCCTGTGGATGAGACCGGAGCTTTTTACATTAGTATTGAAGAGCCTGCATTCAACAAGGGGCTTTACGCCAGTATCCAAGGATATACAACAGAAACTACGATTTTGTAGGAGTCTTACCTAGATAAGAGTGCTATGTGGAAAACCATTCTTGAACAACTGAACGCTGCTATCGCCCGAAACTGGGATTGGCTCCTCGCTCTAGTCGCGGGGTTCGTCCTTGGTGTTTTTGCGGTATGAGGCTCCTAGTCGCATTTACTCTTCTGTTTGCTAGTTGCTCAATGCTCGCCCCGATTGGCTTCGGTGCTGGCGGAGCAGCAGCAGGAAGTTTAGCGGGTCCAGGAGGAGCAGCAGCAGGAGCAGCAGTAGGAGTCGCGGTAGCCCAAAGCACCTTTCCCGACGACTCTTCTGACCCGGAGCCAATAGGACCAGTAGCTTCTTCCCTTAATGAAGCAGGTGACCTTCTCCAAAAAGTTGGTTATTGGTACCTACTTATCTTTGTTGTAGTACCGCTCCTAAGCAAGAGGGTTAGAACATGGGCAAAAAATAATATGCCTTTACCCACTAACTTCGCAAAAAAAACAACAAAAGACAATTACACCACTAAATAAAAATAGGGTATTACCATGAAGTATCTCATTAATGAAAACAACACCTGCGGCCAAGCTAGCCTTACCGAGTCTCAGCGTAGAAGCCTTCTTGAACAACTAGGCTTCACTACCCCTCAAGAAGAGGAAGAGCAAATCACCGAAGCTGTCGAGGCTCCCGAAGCCGTTGAGACCGAAGAGGTCGTAGCTCAAGAGGAAGACGCCGCTCCCGCTCTCTACGAGTGGGATGGTTCAGTCTTCGCCTTGGACGAAGAGGTCTTTGAGCTAGAAGGCGAACTGTTCGTTCGCGCCTTTGAACTAGACGGCGAAACCACCATGGGACTCGACGAATCTCATGCCGACCTCTTTGTGAACGAGGTTAGCTTCGATTCCGATGACTACGACCTTGGCGACATCTACGATTTCGGTGACGAGACTTTCATTAAGCTCGATGAAGCTTACATGAAAGAAAAGAAGATGAAGAAGGACGAGAAGGAGATGGAAGAGAGCATGGATGACAAAATCAAAGCCATCGTCGCCCGTGACCAGGAACGCAGAAAGAGAGGCGAACCCGCCCCAAAGCCAGCGCCCTCACTTCAAGGAACCATGCCGGATGAGCTTGATAAAAACCCAGAGCTAAAGAAGGATGTAGACAAGGCTACCCAAGGGGTTAAGCCCGCCAAGCCCGCTGCCGCCAAAAAAGCCGCCCAAGCTCATGGCGACGACGAGGACGCCAAGCCCGACGACGAGGACGCCAAGCCCGACGACGCCGCCGCCAAAGCTCGCGATAAAGGGAAAAAAATCTTTACGCCTCCGTGGAAGAAATAAGTCCGCCAAGCGCACCAAATAATGTCTAAATCATACGCTCAACTAGCGGATGAAGTTCTTAATGGCGCTCTAACGAATCCAAGTAAGAACCCATACCATCCAACACAGGGACATCAGGCAGGTATGCCTTCGATGGACCCTAATGATAGGCTAGTTGAGATGAATGATGCACAACGAGCTAGGTTTATTCAAGCCTCGACCTCGGTCCTAACAGAATCCGTAGAGGAAGATTATAATGATGAACATGTTACCGAGAATCAGGGCAGTGTGGATGCTGCTCCGCAGGGGATTAGCATTTCTCAAGAAGACCTTGAAATCCTTAGTGAAGCGAAAGCAATCATAGAGAGAATTCAAGAAGCTACTTGTGTAGGAAACATTGGTGTGAACCTCGCTGGGGGTACACCGCAAATGAGTCCCAAGCAAGTAAAGACCCCTGGAAACAAAAAACCCACAAAAAGAGCTACCAAGAAGCTCGCTCGACCAAAAAGAACCGAGAAGGGAAGTGATTTCCTTGCATATTTGGGAGGACAGAAATAATGGCATTGCTACGCGACTTTAACGACTTTCAACCGCTACAAATTCTCAGTGAAGGGAAAAGTAGCAAGACCATGAGGGTCCGTGGTATTTTCAGCGAAGCCGATAGAAAAAACGGTAACGGAAGAATCTACGAAAGAAACCTTTTGGTGCGGGAAGCGCAGAAGCTACAGCCCATGATTTCGGAGCGTCGTCTTTGTGGTGAGCTAGACCATCCCAGTGATGAAGTCGTCCATCTCGCAAATGTTTCCCACATCATCACTAGTCTCACCATGGAGGGAAACAAACTTATTGGAGAGGCTGAGTTCCTTGATACCCCCTCCGGAAGAATCCTACAAGAACTATGCAAGGCTGGAGTTCGTATCGGAATTTCTTCCCGTGCTACTGGAAGCGTTGAGTTTGACATGAAAGAGGACGCTTACCGCGTACAAGACAATCTTAAGATGATTACTTGGGATATGGTAGCTGACCCCTCTTGCCAAACTGCATTCCCCGAATTGGTAGAACACAAATCGCTTATGGAGAATCGCTCTCATGTAGATGTTGGCGACCCATTAATTTCTGAAAAAATTTATCTTGCTGCTTTACGGCGTCTTTTACGCTAAAAAAACAACTTTTTTTCCGCAGAGCAAGTAGATAACAACACTAGGAGTTTTTTTTATGAAAAACACAATCGAAAAAATTGCAAAGCTTCTTCCAGAAGGGCTTTCCGAGACCGGACTTGAAGAGGTCCGTAGCATGGTCGAGGACGCTATTCAGGAAGGCGTTGCTAAAGAAGTAAAACTTCTTGAGTCCAAGGTAAGCGGCTTCCTTCGCTCCAAGATTAACGAGCTAAAAGATGTGGCTCGTCAAGAGCTTGAAGCCGACGACGAGGTTCTGCGCGGGTATCAGGTATTTGAGACCATTCGCGCCCTTGTCGCCCAGGAAGTGGAATCGGCAGACATCGACTCCGTTGTTGCAAAGCAACAAAGCACTATCGATGAACTGCAAGAGAGTGTAGCCTCCCTGAATCACAAACTAAAGAACACTCTACACGAGAACTCCATGCTGTCAGGCAAAGTGGAGAGTCTCACTGAAAGCAACGAACAGTTGGCTGAGAGCGCGAAACTACCCTTCAAGTCCTCTGAGTCAGCCGTCGTTATTACTAACGAAACCGATTCGAGCCGTTCTCCTCTTGAGGCGGTTAACAATATCTTCCTCACAGAAGATGTCATCAATCTTTCGAAATAAATGTTGAACAACGAACTAAGTCAATCCCTCTGTGAGAAATGGGAGCCACTCCTTGAAGGTATCGCTGATGATAGCATTCGTCAGACCACCGCAGTTCTTCTGGAGAACCAAGCCAAGAGCATTCTAACCGAAAGCGCTCGTGAGACTGGTACGCTCGAAGAGGCAACTACCGTTGGTAACCTAGGTACTTTCCAGAAGTTCGCATTTCCTCTCGTTCGCCGGGTCTTCCCGGAACTAATTGCTAACCGCATCGTTGGTGTCCAGCCCATGCAAGGTCCAGTATCTCAGATTTTCTATCTGGGTTACAACCGCGCTGGTGATGGTGGTACCACTGGTGGCAATCCTGATTCTGAAGTAGTCTACTCCAAGTACCGCATGGTATACGGCGGTCGTATCGCTTCTACCCAGAGCAACCTAGCAAGCCTTGATAGCCAAGCCGCTACCGGAGCCTCCTTCGGTCCTTCCGGCGCTCTTGCTTACTCTGGTATGTCCGGAAGCACTACCCTGCCCTCCGCTACTGTCGGTGGTCAGATTGCTGCGTTCCCGAACCGTCAGTACGTCGGCGCTCAGTACTTTGTGTCCGCTGGTGAAACTCTCACTGGCTCTGGTATTCCTGAGGTTAACTTCACTATCGAGCAACAGGCTGTAACCGCACGTACTCGTAAGTTCCGCGCTCTTTGGACGCTGGAAGCTTCACAAGACCTTCGTGCCTACCACAACCTTGACCTTGAGCGTGAGCTAACTGAGCTTCTGTCAAAGGAAGTTGCTCTGGAAATCGACCGTGAGCTTATCGAGTCTGTTCGTAACATCGCTTACGACTTCCGGAACCAAGGTCAGTTTGCCAACGGTCTAGGTGACTACCAGGACCAAGCTGGTGCTAACAGCTTCGCTGCTGACGGCGCTCCTGCTGGTAACGGTGGACCAATTGCCGGAACTGGCGCTCCTGGAGCCTTCGATTACTCACAGCCCTTCGGCTCTCCTGATGGAACTACTACCGTAGGCGGCTCAAACCCTGGTGATGGCGACGCAATGCCGACCCGCAACTATGGCTCCAATGTCTTCTTCGTAGACTTTGGCACCACTGCTCTGGGTCTCGCTCCTCGTCACGTCGGCGAAGTCTACAGCAACCTGCTTGCTGTAATCAACTTTGCTGCTCAGGACATCTACCGCACTACTCTGCGCGGTGCTGGCAACTACATTGTCTGCTCACCATTCGTCGCTGCTATGCTCTCCTCTGCTGCCAAGCTAGAAGGTGGTCTCCCCTCCGAGTCCGCTGGTCAGCTAGGTGCAACCGTCGAGTATAAAGGCAAGTGGATGGGTCAGT